CGCCTATAACGACGCTGGCAAGCAGGAAGCCATCAATGGAGAGGCTGGGCCGGATTACGACGAGCCTGCCTGACCTGCCCATCAGCCGGCGCATGACCTATGGCGCCATGCGTCGCGCCATCACCGGCCTGCCCGTCACCGTGTCCAGCGCCATCCTGCCGGACGGATTATGGGGCTGCTACGACGATGAGAACCGCGTGATCCTCATCGACCGGCGGCTCACCTACACGGCGAAGCGCTGCACGCTCGTGCACGAGCTGGTGCACTGGCGGCACGGGGACGCGTCCTGCGGCCAAGACGCACGCGACCGTGAGGAGCATAGGACGCGACGCGAGACCGCGCTCATGCTCATCGACCCTGTACGCTACGGACTGTTGGAACAAATGTACGAGGGGAATTCGTGGAACATCGCCCAGGACTTGGAGGTCACACAGCAGGTGCTCGGCGACTATCGCCAGATCCTTGCCGGACGCGTCTGCATCGTCTGAAAAGGCGACGAACGGAAAGTGAGGCCCCACGATTGTGGGGCTTTTATATTGCCTTATAGTGCTTTATAAAGCTTATATCTGCTTCAACCGCTCGAAGACCTGTGCTGTCTGCGCTGCATCGTCGGCCGCCCTGTGCCGCTCTTTCTTGGCGATATGGAAGTATCTGATGAGGTCGATCAGTCTGTGATGGTCGAGCTGCGGGATCAGCGCTTGGGAGAGTTCCAGGGTGTCATAGAAGCTTACGTCCGGCATGCCGGCGCCGACTCTTTCGGCTTCTCGGGCGATGACTGGCAGGTCGAAGCGGCGGATGTTGTGACCTATCCAAGTATCATTACCGCAGAATCGGTAGAATTTCGGCAATGCCTTGTCAATGGTCGGCTTGCCTTTGACGTCACGGTCGGTGATGCCGGTGATCTGCGTTACTTTGGCGGGAATCGGTATGTCTGGATTGATCAGCTGACTGTATTCCGCGACCTTGCGGCCATGACGCATGCGCACCGCTCCCAATTCGATGATTCGCGCGTCGCGGCCCAATCCGGTGGTCTCGATGTCGATGGCCACGTAATCGTCGCAATCGGCTTCCGTGCCGCTTTCACGCTCCACGCTGGCGTCTATTGCTGTTTGCTCCGTCGTGGCGTTTAAGGGGGCTTCCTGCGACGATTCAGGGGCATTCTCTGCTTGGTGCTTGTGGCGTGGCTCCGGCTTGCGGTAGAGGTGCATGAAAAGCCATGAGAGGAACGCGAAGAGCAGGATGGTCAGAACGCTTGCCGCCAGATCATCCGGCTTCGTGGCGAAAGTGTCGTAAATGCCGTAGACGCATGTAATCGCGCAGAACACCGATGCGACGAGGTATGCCAGTTTCTTCATTCTTCCCCCTCTTTCCGGTCTCCGATTCAAGCTACTCCGGTCAGGGGTGTGACGTGCCGATTTTTCTTCTTTTTTCGGCGCATTGCGCCTTATAAGAGAATGTTAAAACTTGTAGAGACTTATATATATGCAATCGCAATTGCACCAAACGCCCATACTCTCTCTTTTCTAATTTTACTCGCTGTGCAACTTGACTTTTACTCCCGAGTGCAATTATAATAAAAGCACAAATGAAAAGCCCCGACGCTGACCAGAGCAAATCGGGGCGACGGAAAACCTGCTAGATTCTCCATGCACCATTCTAAGGCAAAGCATGGAGGGAAAGACATGGAAGACATGGGATACCAGAACACGCAAGCCCTTTACGACCTCAACCGCACAGGACGCCTCGCCAAGAAGCGCGGCGACAACCTGACCTGCTACACCACCGCGCAACTCGCGATCTCTTACATGTGCTCCATGACCTACGACTGGGATCGTGAACACAACCGTCCGCCGGAAAAGCTGCGCAAGGTCGAAGCGCCCTGCCGCTACTACACACTCGGCTGGCGTGCCATAGCCGATGCATATGGAATGATCCTGCTCACACCCGAGCAGGCCGCTGGCGAGAACGCCGAAAAGGAAATGAAGAAGCGCGAAAACACAGTCAAGACGAACATCAGCAACGCGTGGCTCTTCCTCCAAGAACGTGGAGTCATCAAGAAGCTGGAACCGGCGTCGCTTGGTAAAAACGCTGGTTTTCTACTACTGCTTGGCGATGATAAGGAGAATTTCGCGGTGGAGCGGTGGGCGCGTCAATGCCTCGGCCTGCCGACGATCTGGTGACTTCCCACCAAGTCGCGGCCACCTCCCGCCGACGCGGTTTTGGTCTTTCCGCACGGGCCGCGCCGGAACCGCATTAGAATCACACCAGACCATACGCGATCCGTGCCCACATTTTGCCCACATCCCCGCGTGAATCACAGTGAAAAGGAGTGAATTACAGTGAAATAGAAACACCACGCAAACCGTTGGAAACACTGGGAAAACCGCATAAAACAAAGGAAACGAAAAAAGCACATCGCAGGATAACATGTCCTGCGGCATTATCATATCCAACCCTTGGAATCCCGCCATTCCAACCACATGCGGCACGCTCCGTGCCCACATTCTGCCCACATCACGCGGCCAAGCCCCTCCCCTCGCCCAACGCCCTGACGATCAGGCCGTCCATCGCATCGGCCACCACATCCAAGTCATCGTCGAACAGATCCGCATACACGTCCAAGGTCATGGCCGCCGACGCATGACCGAGCTGCCTCTGCACCGCCTTCACGTTCGCGCCGGCATGCACCAGCAGCGAGGCGCACGTGTGCCGCAAATCGTGGATCGTCATCGACTTCGCGACCTCAACGCCAAGACTCTCCTTCTTCGCCCGATAGAACCAGCTACCCGGACTGCATGGGCCGTGGTGCTTGCGGAGGAACGAGCCGGTGCGCCTGTCGGGGAAAAGCAGATCGGACGCGCCTCGCCCACTGCACGCCTCCCCGATGCAAGGCTTGAGCAGACCAGGGAAGATCACGGTGCGCTCCTTGCCGTTTTTCGGAGTGCCGACCACGATGTGGTGGTCGACCTCGACGGCGGCGCGGCGCACGTGGATGCGCTGGCGCTCCAAGTCCACGTCCCCGACCTGCAATCCCACCAGCTCGCCCCAACGTAGGCCGCAGAGTCCGAGCGTGAGCACTATCGGCCTATGCCAGCCGGAAGCGTCGGCCAACGACAGCAGCTGGTCGATGGTGAGATACACGTGCTTTTTCCGTCGTGTCCTGGGCAGTTGGATTCCGTCGCATGGATTGCCGTGGATGCACTTGTCGGCTTTCGCCTTGCCGAGCAGCGCGCGGAGGAGTCCTTCGGCATGGTGCACGACGCTCGCGCTTTTCTCTTCGGCCATTCCGCTGACCCAGATCTGGATCTCGTCATGTGTGATGGACTGCACTTCGCGGCATCCCCATCGAGGCTCCACATGGACGCGCCACGTGCGTTCCAGGGCATCGACGTAGCTTGGCTTGGCCTTGGTCTTCTTCGCGGCCAGCCACGGCTCCCAGAAGTCCTCGACCAATCGTCTGCCTGCCTGCGGGTCGATGTACGCGCCGGTCATTTTCGCGGTAGTGACGTTGGCGGCTCCCCATGCGTCGGCGTCCATTTTGCGTTTGAAGCCGCGTTTGCCGGTGGGCGTGCCGTCCGGCTTGCGGTACCTGACTTCGTATCTTTTTCCGGCTTTGGTGGCGTATTGTCTGATTGTGTAGGCCATGCCCGCCCCTTCGTTTGCGTGGCATCAAGTCTATCAATCCGCTGTTTTTCCCGTTTTTTCGTGTTCCGACTTGCATTACTTTATTTACTGTGCTAATATAGTTTATGTCAAGGAAAGGAGGTGAACATGACACCATCGGAGATAATCACCGGCATCTCGCTTCTCGTAGCGAGCATCGCGGCCCTCATCAAAGCAGTGACCGGACTCATCAAGGAGATGAGACGGAAACCGAAGAAGAGGAAGTGAGCAAGGGTTCCGGCCAGACTTGGGGGCCGGAACCCCATACCTCCGATTATGCCATGGAACATCATGAGAACGGAATCGATAGTCAGCGCGGTATTCGCGCTCGGAACCGCCGCCAGCGCATGGTTCGGCTGGCCGTTCGCGCTCACCGCCGGATGCGCCATCGTCAGCGCCGCCTTCGCGCTCACCGCCGGAAGAAAGGACTGACATGACCATCAGATACCTGAGCGTCACCGACGTGGCCAAGCACCTCGGCATCAGCACCGCCGCCGTCAGCTCCTACAAGCTCCCCGAGCCGGACGCACGCATCGGACGCACGCGCGGCTGGCTCCCCGAGACCATCGACCAATGGAACGCCAGCCGCCCCGGCCGAGGCGTCGGCGGCGGACGCCCACGCAAAAACAAGACCGAATAACAGGAAAAGCCCCTCTCCCAGCAGTGCCGAGAGAGGGGCAAAATGTTACATGTGGGCGCAAAATATTCCACCAGGAATTCCAATGCGCGATTATTCGCACCTGTTAAAAACAGGGTGCAAGATTTTCCGCGAACCAACACGGGCTTAACAGCTGTCAAGTTGCCGTCAAGCTCGTGCGAAGTTCTGTTAAGTGCTGTCGCTGAGTCTGCGGCGACGCTTACTTTTCGTCGGAATCGGCGGTGACGGTAATGTGCAGCCTATCGAGCTTGGCCTTCACGGCGCCTTCGACCGCGGCCGCGATCTGGTCGGGATCCGCGCCCTTGGATTCGGCA